CCACGTATGGAGGCGGAGGTGGAGGCGGAGTAACGGGTGGCGGAGGTGGTGGCGGAGGTGCCACGTATGGAAGCGGAGGTGGCGGAGCAACAACATAAGTATTTGTTGCTAGGGAATTTCCTACCTGTACTAATTCCACACGATATTCTGTATCTGAAGAACTAAAAAATACTCCACCAGACACAGGACTTACTGCATTTAAATCAAATTTAGCTGAATAGGTTTTGTAACCTGGATTAATAACAGAATTATTATATACATACTGCATGGCATTTGAATTTGGCACTGTAGCAATTTTTGATATTACTGGATTATCTGAGCTAGCTAGATTTTCCGTTATAACAGATGTTCCACCCTGAACAGAAGTTAAATTCTTTTCACTTATGTTAGATGGTATATTGTGTGTTGATGCAACTGTTCCAAACATTCCTCTTTGAACATTTCCAATTTTGCCAGTTGGAGTAATTTTAACATCTAAAGCATTTGTATTTATTGACCCATCACTTGTTACCAATTTAATTTGATGAAGTTTTATAAATTGATTAATTGCTGAAGATAACTCTAAATCATTTTTTGGATAAACAAGCTGTGTAATTCCTGTTGATATCTGTTTTAATTCATACTCTTTGTAAATAAAAGAAACGATTTCGTTTTCAATTGCAGCGTATCCATCAGTATTTAAAAGATATGTGTGAAATACATCAAGCAAGCTATTATTATTCATTTGGAAGAAATTATCAGACTCATTCATTGAAGTTGAAAGGTAATTTGCGCCGACAGAATCTGGATCCTTTTGAGTCCATAAAACTTCATTTGATGTTGTGTATACAAATGATGGAGATTTTTGAACAGATGGATCAGTAGCATTTTGCAAAGCAAGAGATTGTGTAACTTTTGGTTCTTGATAGCTAATAGTAATTGCACCTGGTTTTGCTTTATTTGTTATAGAATATCCACCTTGAATAATGCTGGCATCGTTAAATCCTACAACTGAGTCTTTGGCCCTTATAATATCTGAAAGGCTTAAAAATTTCATGATTCCAAACTCATCTATATATGCACCTATTTGATGAGCTAAGAAAAGTTCAGATATTGCGTCATAAAGCGTAACCGATTGAGAGTTACAATAATAATAATATAGGTCCATTTCTGTATAAGAGTCATTTGTTACCCTATATAAACTGTCATAATCGTAATCTGTGAACCCCGCCAAATCTAAAACATTTGTTAAAATGTCAAAAATACTTTTATTACTTGCAACATAGTCTGGAGCTGGAAGTGTTTGTAGATAATTTACTATATCAAAACATGAAACTTTAATTGTTTGAATATCTGTTTCTGTCCATGTATCTACCCAATAAATTCCAGCTGGTATGAATGCGTTTGGAATCTGTTCTGTACCCTGAAAATATTCTTGAAGATTCCAGTTTATGTATATCTTGATGTTTTTCTTCATCATATTGTACAAAACTGAACCTTGGTTTTGACTAGAAAATATGGGTACTGGGGAGTTGTTATGGGTTAAGGGAATTCCAGACAAAGTAATTGAGGCATCATTTGGGTTAATTGATGAAATTGGAATATAGTTATTTTTTGAATCAAGCTGCTTTGTTATATCAAGATCCATAACGTACGGAGTTAAATCAACTTCAATTCTTGGAGAAATTTCAATAACTTGCATTCTTGTTAAATCTGAAGCTACGTATGCACTTGAAGTATAGGATGCAAAATCTGAAGTTGGCGTAGTTGAAGTTTGAGTAACAGTTATTTTACTAAAGCTTTTTAATAAAGAAATTGTTCCATCATTATTAAATGATGGCATAGTAGACCATTTATTTTGTGACCACGTAGATCCATTATAGTAAAGAACAACAACTCCATTTGAAGGAACCACCAGTCCTGTTGCAATCGCAGTTCCGTCCAAAAGCACATTAATTGTAGGTATACTTTGTATTGTATTAAATTTTAAAACAATTTTGTTTGCATTAGTATTTGGTTGGTATATTCCACTTATGCTTGGGTTTGGGGTGTTTGCTGATGCATCAGAAACAAAATATTTGTATGGAGCCATATCACTAGGCATCACATTTTTATACATAGGTGTTGGAGGTGTTGCTAAAGCAAAATGTGGATTTTGTGTTATTGGAGATACTGGAGGATATATTCCAGTTTTTCCATTTATAGTCTGAGTACTTATTTGTCTAAAGTTTGAAGGAAGTGATACTGAGCTATTTCCTGTTTGAACATAAGATTCTCCAGGTCTAAAGAAACCAAAAGGGCTGTCAGTTGGCCATAAAGAATCGTTTTGATAGCTGTAATAAGATATAGGAAACACTTCTGGTTGCGTATAATACACATTAATTGGTGTTGATATTGAATTAGAATTATAAGTATTTAAATTAATGGTATATTTCATAGAAGAAATTGTGTCGGTTGGTCCCGAAGATCCAACATAAGTTACAAGCTTCATATATCCAAATGCATTAATATCAACAGTTGATGAGCCAAATTGGCTTGCAGAGCCTTTTGCATAAGCATTAGCCATTATTGGTAAATCACTGTCAGTTTTAATATAAGTTATTATTTTATATGCTGGAGAGCTTGTTGCTGTATTGAACGTATAAGACAATGAAGTATTTGTATTAGACATTTTAAAAGATTTTGTTATTGATCCCGCCATAGCTTCTGTGGTGTTTGTAACATCTGAAACTGTTATTGAAGGATTTCCAATATTTTCTTGTACACCCGTTCCCGCTACGGTTATGTATGGCTGACTAAATAAGTTTTGATTCCATTCAGCAGAAACTATTGGAAACAAAGTAACTGAAGATGCAGGGTTTGATCCAGTAAATACGTTTGTATATTGACTGTTTAACATTATACCTCCGTAAATTCTATAGACAAATCAACGTGGTCATACCCTACTCCAGCAGTTGCAGCATTTCCACGCATTCTTTTTGTTACGTCATAAGTAAATGTTGTCATAAAAGCTTGATATACGTTCCAAGGATTTCCAGTCGTTGGGTTAACACCGCTGGGGTTTTGTTTTGAAGATGTATAAGTTCCGTCTACAGGTAAACCATTTACTGTTGGTTGCTGCTGTGCAAATATAAACCTTACATATATTGGGTTATTATAATTACCTTCATAAAAAGCTTTTATCCAAGCGGGGCCGTGTGAAGTACCACCCGCCCCATTGTAATCAACAAGATATGGGTCGTATGTTGGAACATCTTTCCAGTCAATCTTGTGTGTAAACTTTCTGGCAATTACATATTTTCTCATAGTTCCATTTGCCATTCTATCTGCCTGCTCAACAAGAGTATATGTAATATTTATTGGTTGGCGATTATGGTCTGTTAATGGATACCATGTTACACCATCAAGAGATACATCAACTCCTTGTGCAATTTGATATGTCATTATTTAGCCCCCGCTTTTATTGTTGATCCCGATTTAATTTTAGATCCACCTTTTATAATTTTTGTACTTGTTGATGTTGTTGGATGAGAAGATGTTGTTGATGTTGAATCTACCGTTCCAGTAACGTTAATTATAGTGCTTACAGTTGGTGCACCATTTGCAATACCAGCAGACACTGATTGTGCTCTTACTGTACCCAATTTTGTAGCAGCTAATATTGATGCTGGAACAACTGTTTTACTATTGCCAATCAAATCTTTAAGGTCTGACAACGCTTGATTAATTGCATCTGCATTTGGCTGCATTTTATCTATCTGATCTTGCATTTTTGCAGCAACAGATGTAGCATTAAAATCTACTTTTGCGCCAGATATTTGTTGCTTAATAGTAGCTGCTTGCAAATAGTCACCACTAATCATAGCAGTTCTTGCATCATTTTGCAAGCCATTTATTTGTTGTTGATATTGCATTTGAGCTTTAAGTTCTTGAGAAACTTTTTGTTGTATTGAAAGTTGATCTTTAACTATTTTTAATTGTGCATTTTGTGTAGACAACATTCCTTCAAGCTGTTTTTGCAAACCTTTTTCTTGTGCTGTTGGTACAAAAGGAGCTGGCGTTCCTCCGCCTAAGTTCCCGCCAGACTGAGGTCCAGTAAGAGAAATGTTTGCAGCATCCATAGCTTTTTTATACTCTGGAGAATTATAATAAGCGTCAACAACTTTTGTCATAGCTGCTGTAATTTGAGCACCCGTTGCGTTACCAGCAATGATACCCATTTTCTTTCCCCAAGTTACTAGGTCTGCTTGGTTCTTTACATTTAAAACTGTTTGATATTTTGTAATTTCAGATGCAGAAAGCTTTGCTGCTGGGCCAGCAGCCTTAATCATTGATTCAATATCGTGAAGTCTTTTTATATCATCAGAAGTTCCAGTTCCAATAATTGATTGTTCTAACGCTACTAGGTTTACACCAGTGTCGTTTGCTGACTGTGACATACCCTTTATTCTTTGATCTGCTTCTGCAAAAGACAAAGAGCCGTTAGAAACTTCTGCATAAAGATTTTTCATTTGATCTGCTAAAGCTTTAGCATTTCCTTGCAGATCTTTATATGCTTTTGGAGTAAATTGTCCTGCTAGGCTCCCTGCGTCCGCTTGCTGAAAACCTTCTGGCCCATTTGCATTATCGTTTGCTTTGTTTCTACTTAAATAATCAAGAGACGATGTTGTTGCTTTTGCAGTATTAGCTTTTCCAGTCTTTTCACTAAATCCTATTGCTTTTGATACTTCTTTCCACACAGTGCCAAAATCTGAAGATCGTCCTGCTGCTTTTAACGCTGCAAAAACATAACTTTTAGAATCTTCTGGTTTTAATCCTCCAGTTGAAATTGCATTTTGTACGCTTTTTCTTATTTCTCCAGTAACGCCCGATGTTGTGTAATTTGGATCTTTTTTAATTGCTTTTACAAGGTCGCCTAACGGGTCTCCTGTAGGCAAATCTCCAATTGCTTTAACCATTGCATCAATGTGTGGCGAAAGGTTGCTTATTGCACCACCCAGATTTGAAATGCTGGAAGCTGCTGTATTTGATGTTGTAGTTAATGTTGCTGTTTCACCGACCATATTTTTTGTAGAAATAGATGTATTTGCAACAGTGCTTCCAAATATTGATAAGTCTGCTTGAGATGTTGTTGTAGCATCAGTCCATGCTTTTGCTGCTTCTGCTGCATGCTGTTTCATTATATTAAATACAGTCATTATGCCACCGATAGCTGCTCCAGCAGCTGCTCCATAAGGACCGAACATCATTCCCATTCCAGCGTAACTTGACATATTATTTACTGCTTGTCCAGCAACGCTTCCTTTTGGCAAAGAGTTTCCTAGCATCTGTCCGCCCATCATCAATGCGGTTCCTATACCAGCTTTTGCTCCAGCATTCAACTTTCCATCTTCTTTTTTAAATTTGTCAGTAACTCTTTCTGTAATATTAGAAAGTTTTTGTCTTGCAGTGTCAAGTCTTGATGATATTCTTGATGATTCTTCTTCACCCATAATTCCTGGAGCAATTTCTCCAGAATAGAAGCCTCCGTTTGCCATTCTTGGACCAATCTGAGGCGTAAGATCTGGTGTTTGGAATGAAGATAATGGAAGTTGCATTTGTTCTGCTTGAACAGCTTCATTTGCTTTTGATACAGATTCAGTCATAGTATTTTGCATTGCTGATTCTATATCTGATTGAGATTTTTCAATTTGTGTAACAACGCCATCAACTATATTTTTTGTTGCTTGCTGAGTTTCTTTTGAAGGTGAAGCAGATCTTGAAGCTTCATTAAGTCCTTCTGCAAATGATTTTTCAAATGAAGATAAAGCATTTTTTCCAGCAGTTTTACCAGCACCTGTAATATAGCTACCATCTCCTGCCATAGAAGCATTTGCAACTCTACCATTTGCCCTAACTTGACCAACAGCACTTGTTCCATATGTTGCTTGGTCGGCAAACCTTACATTTAATCCCTCTCCCGATCCATCAAGATTTTGTCTTGTTAATACACCAGAGTCTAGCCCTTCTTTTATTGCTTTTGTTCCAGCATTTGCACGAATTTCGCCTATTGATTTTGAAGCTTTGTCAAGAGATGCGGCAAATTTACCTTCAGCACCTTCTGAATTTTTTCTTGCATCAATTTCAGACCTTACAGCTTTTTGAAGGTCTTCATCTAAAATTCCTTTTTCAAGAGTTCTTCCTTCTGCTGCTGCAGCTAATTCTTTGGCCTTTCTTTCTTGAATTACTCTTTGCTTTACAGCATCATCAAAATCTTTTGCTGCCTGGCTCATCGCTGGATCTGACATGTCGGCACCATGTCTTCCTGCAGAAGCTACAAACTTACCAGATCCACCCTCGTCCCAACCTCTGCTAAATTCATTTATACTTGCCCCGCCTTTATTTGCTCTTAACTTTAAGTTAAGCAATTTTGATGTATCAGCAGTAAGATCTGGTGTAACCTTTACAGATCCATGCTTTGCTGCCCAAGCTAATGCTGGATCATTTGCAATTAAATTATCATACTCTGGTGAACCTGGCTCAAAGTTTCCTGCCATATGTGATTGATCTATATATTGTCCAGTTAAACCAGTTCGGCTTGGAACACCCATTTTACCGCCATTAAATCCTGGAATTTTCTTTCCATTTACAATTGCATTAATAACAGCTAAATTATCTTTTGTTTGTTGTGCAGTAAGAATTGTTTCGCCATTTGAAACTCTTGCGACTATACTATCTGATGTTCCAGTTCCTGGTCCAATTATTATTCCGCCATTTGTACCACTTGCAAATCCTGGAATAGACATTTGAGAAAATATCCCAGCTTCTACTTGTGCTGTTGCACCAACTGCTGATTTAAGTCCTTCAATTCCTGCGCCAACATTCATTTGGTCTTTCATTATTGCAAGCTTATCTGTTAAATCAGTAATAGCTTGTGTTAAAAGTTGAACCTGGTCTACATCGCCCTTAAGTCCAGCAGCAAATAAATCTGTTGCATTTTGTGCTGCAACAATTTCTGGAGTAAACAACTGCCTCATTGTTTTACCACCACTTACTAAATCTTTAAGATTAATCACTCCCTTTAAAATATTACCGACAAAGTTAGCCATTAAACCAGTTAACATCAATATAGGTCCAGCTAGTACGGTAACTCCAGCAAATATTGCCATTAATAATTTTATTGGTCCAGGTAATCCTTGGAATAAGTTTGCTATTTTGTTTCCAAATTCAAGTACTTTTGTAGCAATTTTCATTATTTCTTGACCAACTGGGTATAAATCTGCCTTAAAAGTATTCAATGCTTTTGTCCATTGAGCTGATGGAGAAGATGTTGCTTGAGCAATTTCTTGATTTGCAAGCTTTGCAATTTGATCGGACGATGCTGCAGCGACTGTCATAGCATTTGCAGTTTGTGAACCAACTTTTCCAAAGTTATCAATCAATGCAGAAACCCTAGAGAACTGGTATTTACCAAATAATTTTTCAATAAGTTGTTCTTTAATTAATGGGTTAAGATTTTGCAACGCTCCTTGAAGCTCTTGAATCATTTGAACGGGTCCGCCAGCATTTTTAATCTGAGCTAAGTTAATTCCGTACTTTTGAAATTCTTTTGTTGCTGCTGAGGTTGGAGCAATAATTGATGCAAAAGCAGATTTAAGTGCGTTTGCGCCTTGTGCTGCTGGAACACCAGCTTCCTTCATTGCAAGCAACATAATAGCAGTATCTTTATAACTACCGCCCAATTGATCAATAATTGGACCAACTCTACTTTCAGCATCAACTAGGTCGTTCATAGAAAGAGAAGTTTGTTTCTGAATTGCTCCAAAATAATTTACTGCATCAGCAAGCTGTGTTGTACTTAATTTATAAACATTTTGTAAAGCAATCACTGCCGTGGTTGCAGTTTTTTGATCTAAGTTGCCTAACTTTGCAAGTCTATCTGTCTGTTCTGTCATTGTTGTAAGATCAGTTCCCATTTTACCCATTGCAGCAAAAGACGAAGCAACTTGAACAGTAAATTCTTGAGATATTCCCAAAGTTGCTGCCATATTTCTTCCTAAATCAAGAACTTGTTTAGAAATTTGATCAATTGAATTTTGGCTTGGAGGAACAAGTCCTTCTCCATAAACTTTTTGAAATTGGGTTAATGCTGTGTTTACGCTATTAAATGCAGATACTGCTTGTTGAGCAAATAAAACCATTGGCATAGAGAGACCAACAGTTAACTGACGACCAGCCCACTGAGTATTTTTACCCCAGTTAATTAATTCATTTGCGCCTTGCCTAATTGCAATATTATAAATATTTTGTGCATTTGCAGCTATTTTTGTAGCATTAGCAACTGCATCAATACTTTTAGGTGTAAAAACTGAATAGAAACCCTGCTTAGAGGGATCTGCCATAATTACAGAATTTTGTAACTTTGTTTGTTCTACGGCTAAAGCTTTTACTGAATCTGTAGCTGCGCCCTGCTGCTTAGTTAATATTTGATAATAACTTGTTAAACCAAGAGTTCCTTTTTGAAGTGATTGGCCAAACTTTTCTGTTTCTGTTTGAAGTTGTACAGTTTGTTTTGTAAAAGATCCACTTGCTGTTAGAGCATTACTAAATTCGTTTGATAAAGCATTTACACTTTTAGCAGCTTTATCAAATGATGCTCCCGTTGCTCCCGCTAATGAGGTGTTGAGTGCAGCAACTTGCGCTTTAAGTTTTGTTATTTGATCTGATACAGATGTAAAATCACCTAACGCAACTATATTTAATTCAATATTTGCCATTACTCTTCACCTCCTATAGACATAAATCCTAAGCCCTGACCTATACCGAAACCTTCTTGGTTTGCTGCATATCCTTTTAGATCAGCAATATCCAAAACTGCCACTTCCTCTTCTAGTTCAACACCCTGAAGTGCTGCACTAAACTTTTTATCTTCACGATCTTTTTTTCTTGAGTAATCTAACAAAGCTGTTAGTTCATCAAGAGAAAGTGAAGATTCTAACTCGTCAAAGTTTTTCCAATGACCGAGCAAGAAAGCTTCAGACTCTAAGGAGCGTAGATCTAGTTCGTCCCAACTAGAGCCGCTCCCAGAAGGTTTGGGTCTGTTAGTTTCAGACCGCCGACAACCTCAAGGATTTTCATCATTGTAGGAGTTTCAATGATTTCTTCAAACTTATCTTGATCTTCTGCAAGATCTGGTCTTGTAGATTTTAAGCAAATCATAGCTGCTTTAATAAAAATTTCCATTGCTGCATCGGCAGAACCATCTTCTACATCCTGCATAGCATTAATTATTTCCATAAATTTTCTTAATTGTTTAATAGGCAGAGGTTTAAGCTCGATAGTTGATCCATCGCTTAATTCAATATCTAGTACATCATATACTGTTGTTGCCAATTTATAGCTCCTTTGTGTTAGTTAAATTATACCAATATTATAAGGTAATACAAATTCAAGACCCCCCGATTTCTCGGAGGGCTTGAAATTCTATATTAAGTTTTATATACTAATCTGGGATTAGTTTGTTCCCCATACACGGTCAATTACGACGCCGTATTCAGAACCACCGTATGATGCCTGAGAATCATCAGGGAGCAAACGAAATGCAACTGGGAATACAGTTGCTGCGTCACGCTTCAAAGAGTGCATTGTAACATCCATTGAAACTGCACGACGACCGATGTAGATACGCTCTTTATTGCGTCCTGCATAAGTTTGTGTTGCATCTCCGATTGCATATGGAGCATTACCAACAGCGACAATAACACGTTCTACTGGAGCATCTCCAAGAGAACCTGCTGCCATGTTGAGAGTTGCACCGACTTCACCTGTGATAGGATCTGTAAGTTTCAAAGCGTCAACTGCACTGCCTGCTGCATTATAATAAGAATCCATTTGACCCCATGCGAGTTGTAGGTTTTCAAGTGTTGCTTCTGAAAGCTCTGTCTTGAGTTCTACTTTAATATCTGACTTAAAAAGTCTAGCTGCGTCAAGTAGTTGATCAACTTTAACTTCAGCATATGTTGGCTGATAGTTAAGTTCCAAACCAGTGTTTGTCAAACCGACGTTGCGGTATGATGCATTACCATTGAGTGCTGCTGCTGCTGAAGTACCTGTTGAAGTACCTAGAAGAGTTTTGATATCATTTGGTGTAGTAGTAGGGCGTGGGCTATTGATTCCGTCATTATTAGAGACGAAAATCTGAGCTGCACCAACTATTACGTTTCTTGTATTTGTAGCCATATTTTTTATTTCACCACCTTATTTTATTTGTAATAAAACTAGATGACAACTTGCTTCCTCATATAGAATCATAGCATTATTTTAAAATAAATCAAATTTTAAGAGTATCTTCCAGTGTAGCTGTTTGCTATATCACGTGTATACGAATAGCCTATAGTTAGTACACCACTCATATATCCACCCTCGTCTGTAAATGGTTGAACTGGGTCCGAGTACTCTATATTAAAAGTAAGGAAATTGAAGGGGCTTCCTTCAGATAGTTGCAGATTAATATCTTTAGCCGATAGATCATATCTTCTGAACAGATCTGTCAAAAAGTTGCTTATGGTCATAATTCTAGCATTATCCCTAGAAACGATCATGAGTGTAATTGACTCATATGTTATCCACCATTGCGGATTTGCTCGCTTTTGAGCTATATCATAGGTTAAAAAATCTTTTCCTGGAAGCAAATTATTTATTTCTGGTATTTGCTGTGCAGGGATAATAGGGATCAAAGGCTCGGGAAATCCATCAGGATAATAATCATTTATATCAAAAAGTCCCGCTGCCTGCAATTCACTCCAAATAGCATTTCTTACATCATAAGCTGCTACTAACGTATAGTCTGTCATACTATAACCTCCTGGTCTAGACCCATTGAAATTATTGAATCTGATACCGCTCTTTTTACTGTATTAATGGTAGCATTGTTTTGATTTAATGCAATAGAAACGTTGTTGGATATTTTTTCAAAAAACCCAGAATTGTCCATTGCACTGTATCCATTATTTGTATACCATTCTAATAAAAATTCTGAAAATGCACCATTTACTCCTTTGCCACCTGGATGTAGTATGTTTATTTGAGTACCAGGCTTTACAAAAACTAATCCGCTATCGCCAACAAAAGACAATATTCTTTTTGCAGTAAAAGATACAGATCTACCTTCTTCCATTACTGTTGCTTTATCTGCAAATATACTTCTTCTTGTTACAATTTTTCCATTTTTTCCTTGTTGCAAAAGCTCTGGATTGATTGGAACTGGCATTCTAGAAGGTAAAAATTTTGCATTAATTATTAATGAGCCATTTAAAACTGAATTTCTTTCAAGAACAAACAACCTACCAGATGGCTCCCCAACTTTACCCCACTCATAAACGTGGTGCATTTTTTTAGGATTCATCCTGGCATATCTATCTACAGATTTAACAAACTCTTCACCAGTTACAGTAAATATTCCTTTTGAAATTTCGCTTACAACTGAAGGATTTGTAATTTGTTTTACATTGCTTAAAAATCCATCAAGATCTGACACTATTTGTTTAGAATCAATGTTAAGAGATATCATTATTTTGTGCCTGAACTCTTAGAAGCACAGCTTCATAATAAGCAATTCTTCCAAATGGATCAAGTGTTGGATGAGAAGAAGTTACTTCAAATATTGTATCTGGATCACCAAACCTATCCATTTCAATAAATATTGGTTTATTATCGCTTGAGCGTATATTTTCTATACGCCATCTTTTACTTAAAAGCTCATTACATTTAATTTTAAGCTGAAGTTTTTCGTTATAATCTCCCTCAGAACCACTTTTAAAAACCTTATTATCTGTTCGTGTTGAAGCACCATGAACTTTTACTGGCTCAATTTTACAATCTATGGTTTTTGCATAAGACCAACTTCTTAACACAGCACCAGTGTTGGGATCTTGACTGTACTCTTGTATGTATATATCAGCTTTAGTGTTCATTATAGAACCCATTATTGATGCATTAAACATTATATCAACATCATATTAATGTTACGATATTGATCAAGGATGTTATCCACAGTGATATTACCCGTACCATTAAATGCTCCTTTTGACATTTCAAATGAAATTTCGCTGAGATCAACTTTAGAAAGATATTTATTTCTCCAGTTATAATCATTAGACAATATGTCGTTTACAAGTAGCATAGATGCAATTTTAATATCCTCTGGCACATATTTATATCCTATATTTCCAACAAATTTGTACCTAGATCCGTCTCTAAATCTTCCATAATAAAGAACGTTTGCATCAACTTCGTTATCGTATCTAATGTCCCACCCTGGATCTATTAATCTTGCAACGTATCCAGTTTGCGTTAATTCAATATTGTACCCAAATTGATTATAAGCTGGTTGCTGCGTATTATCAATAACAAGAATGTCATCTTCATACATCTTATCAACACTTGTCATTCTTTCAACAAGTTGAAGTGCATCAGATCCATTTGCAAACATCTCTTGAGAATCATTTCTTAAATAAAATTTAAGACCAGTATATCCGTCAATAATTGTTCTTGCTAATTTTTCTGCATTTTGTATCTCAGATATTGGATGATAATTTATATCTGATGGAGTAGCCCCATAGTTTAAAAAATCTATTATCTCGCTAATAGTCGAATAAACTGGTTGAATTTGATAAAAATCTGTTTGAGTTACTGAAAGACCATTTATTACATATGTCCATCTTAACTCTAAAACACGAACTGTGTTTGTAACCAGTTGCGTTAATAAAAACCCATACTTACCAGGTTCTGGCTCATCAATAACGTTTGACGAATTAAATCCTGATATTGGTAATGCATCATTATCTGCATCATAAATTGATAAAGTTGGGGGGTGATCTGCTTGAGTAAGCACTCCATCACTATATACGTAAATGTATACTTTCTCTTGACTTCCTACCTGGATATTCTGCATTCAGATTACCCCCCTTTTTATTTATTTTTTAGCTGTAAAACTCCTGGGCTTCTCTAGGCGTTGCTAATCTGAAGCCAGTCTGTCTATCAAAAATTTGTTGTGCATTCTCTTCTGGCATAGCTACAAATGGGTGTTGATCCGTAAAAGTATATCCCCCCACTTGATATGAATGATTTGTTCTTTCCATTTTTACTAAAACAGAATTAGATTTGTTTGCTGAAGTTGCTGACCGCTTCTTTTGTTCTATTGCTGGTACTTTAACTTCTTCTTTTTCGGCATTATTAAACTTATCATACATCTGCCATGTGATTCCTTCTTCAGCAAGACGTGAAACAACCTCATTTTTGGTTTTTATATCTGAAATATCAACACCAAATGAGTCTGCAATCTTTTTTAATTCTGGCAACTTTAGTTCTGTAAATGACATATATTTCCTTTCGTCATTGTTAATTATACCATTAAATGGCTAAGGGGAATACATAGTATTCCCCCGCCTTGCATCTAATTAAAATTAGAATGTGTTTCCGTTTAATCCGCCAGTTACATTTGCACCGTTTGAAACAGAACCTTGGAAATCAAAGCCTGCTACGGAACCTGCAACCTTAACGTTCTTAACGATAACGTGTGCATCGTAGTTCTCCATTTGTGCGCCAACACGGATAAAGAGAGTGTACTCAATTGTATCCTTCTTTGGCTGGAACAAACGATAGACTGTTACATCACGCTTGATACCAACAATGAAGTTCTGTGGGAATGTGAGGTGAAGATCACCGTGATCCCCTGCAGCACCTGAGTAGTCACCAGCAACGGTCTCTGTCATCAACGGAACGTTGATAACTGGAATACCAAATGCAAATGGTGTTACTGTGCCTGGGCCACCATCGTTAGCAGCAACATCACCACGGACGATACCTGAAGCGATATCAAATGGTGTGAAACCTGAAGAGGTTTCAGCTGTTAGATTATATAGATAATCTTGAACCAAGTTCGATCCTGTGAAGAAGCGAAGTTGATTACGGCGTTGCTTGTACTTACGTGGAAGAGTCTTGATAGCAAGATTGAAAATTGCTTTGTCAAGACCATTACCTTGTGCATCAACAACGTGAGCGTTGTCAACTGCGAGTTGACGGAATCCCTTGAAAGCTGACATAAGACCAGAGCCTGATCCTGTACCATTGATTAGAACATCCTCAATGTCGTTACCAGCCTGGGTAGCCATCAAACGTGCAATGTGATCTTCGAGATCTGGACCTTCAATATTGTCTTCAAGAGACTCTGAAGAAAGTTCCCAATCAAGACGAAGCTTACGAGTTGTAAGCGAGATCTTATTAAATGTAGCTGCAGCATTGGTATAACCCTGAACATAATCACGAGGATTATCTTCTTGTGCAACTGTCATGATGCGCTGTCCAACTGCAACACGATCAATCTCGGTTGTGTTAGAACGCATACGGATAGTACGAGCTGCCTTAGCAAGAATCGTAGCATCCCACATGTAATCTAGGAAACGGTTAGCCTGATCTGGATAGAGGAGACCATCACCGCTGAGATTTGAAGAATCTCCAGAAGCATTAACTGCTGAAGAACCTAGATTTGTTGTGTCAATTACTTTTTGTAAAAGTTCATTACTCATTTATTTATTTCACCACCTTATTTTTTTTGTAGATTTAGTTTAAGCTATTAACCTTGAGGAAGGCTCCTTGCCATACACTTTTATTTATTTTTTTATTTGTCTCCAATGATCCATTTAGGTCACTGGACTTCTTAACTGCAGATGCGGATTCAAAGTTGGTTAATTGATGATTTACATATTCAATTTTTCCATACATATCCGTAACTGACTTATTTAGGGCTTCATATTTTTCGCCCAAATCGGCAATCTGCTTAGCTAAATTAGCAGATGTTTCCTCAAACATCTTGTTAGTAGCTTCTACAGCTGCAGAACTATCTGAGTAGTTCTTTGTTAAAGACTCACCAAAGAAGGTTTTTAGGTCAGAAACCATCTTCTCAAAATCAAAAGCATTTTCAACTTCTGAAATAGAAACGGCTTTTTCAATTGACTCTTCAGCAGCTACTGCTACCTCTTCAATTACCGCAACTTCTTCGGCGGGAGCTTCTGCATCAATTGACTTTTCAATTGTAGCATTTGTATCTTCTGCCATTGTGTTACCCCCTTCAGCGAGTGAAATATCATCACTCTTAGTTACCTTGTTTTTTTCATTTTGATCAGGATACATAAGTGTTGCAACTGTTGAGTCAACTACATTTATATTACCTGCCAAACCTGGAGCTGCTGACTCCGTTGCTTCGTGTGCTGATGTTGGAGCATCATCTTTTGTAAAATAAGAGTCAATTACTTTTTCAATTGCTTCAAATTTTTCAGTATCAGATTGTTCTACCCAACCAATATTTGTCATGTTTGTATCACAAACAACACAGCTTTTTGTTGTTGCTGTTGATGTTGATGCAACTTCATCTGTTGAACACCAAAATACATTTTCTGTAATTATGCCTTCTGCCATTTTTTGAATAGAAAAGAAATTAGATAGTTGATTTGCTGGTGAATCAACAATGCTAAGTTCGTGCAAATCAAAATTATGAATAACTCTGTGAGACTCTGTTCCATCATCTGATTTCTCCATCTTTGCATCTACAATATTTCCGCCAATAGAAAAACCTGAATAAGTTCCATCCAAACATTTTTCCCAAGCATCTTGTGCGCCTTTTGATATGTATGCTGTTACATAAATACCAGAATATTTCTTTTGTGTTGATGGATCAAAAAAATTATCTTCTTTAAAGTTGACCATCTTGCCAACTGCTGAGGATCCATGCATTTCACGAATGTTTCCTCTAAAATTATCAAAAGCTTTTTTACTTGCTTCTGCTGTTACTATGTCTCCGTGACGATCTAAATTGTCTAATGTGGCAAAACCAGAAACGGTTCTCTTCTCCTTGTTAACCTTTGTAATAGGAAAGTGGAGGGCCATTGAATTTTCGCTGTTTGTCCAGTACGTTTTTTGAATGTCCATATGTAAATAAATAATAGCAAGTTTTATAAATAAGTCATAATTTTAGGGGATATTTTTTATTATATTTGAATTGATTTTTATGACCTTTTTAATATCGGCACCTTCTGGCTTGTAGGTTTCTCCCGATAAAATTGGATCTGGAACTGATTTAGAATTATCATTTATGTTATTGGCATACGGCGTTTCTATGTGCGATGGAGGCAATACACCAGGGTCATTAGTTGAATTATGAGATACTAGCCCACCCGTAACAAAGCCAATTATCGGATATGCTAAATGGGCTATATCACGCTGAAAGCCTGTTGCTGCCCAAGCTGAAATTGCTCCAGTAAAGGCTATACTGAGTTGTTTTGCGTCTCCAACTGTGAACTTAAAATGATGTTTTAGCCTCATAATGTTCCTTTAAGGTTGTCATAAACTATTTGTGGAATTGTATTATTTGCAACCGTTATACCCAATGCTTTTTCATATTGACTTAAACCTGTTATGGTTTGTTTATTCATTGTTCCAGTATCGTAGGCTTTTGGTAAAAGTCCCGCTTTTTCTAAAGCTTTTTGAACAGTCCAAACTGCATCGTTTGTTTGGCTAATAGCAAAGGAAGCTTGAGATGTGGGAAATGGTGGAGCAACAAAAACTGTTGTAGATTTAGATAAAGATCCAGAATTTGTTGTTCCTGGATGTGTCGCTAACATGCCTCCAGTTATTGCAGTTGCAGTTGCTGCAACACCTGCTGTTGCTTTCTTTGTAGTTATTTTAGATACTGCTGGCTGAATTGGCACTGGGTATTTTGGTCTTATTACTGCAATCACAAAAAGATAATTTCTATGAACTCTAAAGCATCCTTCTTTTGTAGGATCATTTGGATTACCTGTATTAAATGCAATTGTGGTAAATCCTCCAGGACTTGCATTTTCACATAGTTCTACGTGATCTGCTACCCCGTCCCCATTCCAGTCATACATTACCAAATCCCCTGGTTGCATCTGCATCTTATTAACAATAAGGCCTTGCATTTGAAACCAATGGAGTGCTGCAGGATTAAAAGAAAATCCTTTTGGAGTTTGTGCAGCAATTAAATGTGATAAACCAACTTGCGCAAAGCACCAGCTAATTCCCATTGCACAATAAGGAGCATTTTTTATACCATACCAATCACCGTATGGATTTTCATTATTAGCACCTTCATAGAAACCAATTTGACTTCTAGCAATATTTAATACATCTATTGCTGTAGCCATTATTAGTTACCTTCTTGGGGACCTTCGCCTTTTGCATTACGAGCTGTACCCATTTTATCTGGCGCATTCAATGTTCTATTTTGATCACGTGTCTTATTTCCACTAGCGTCTGATTTTGCATCACCAGCATCTTTTGGATTTAACACAAGAACTGTATCTCCTGTGGCAATAGGAGGAAGTCCCTTACGTGCACGAACTTCGTTAGGAAGAATAACTTGATCCTTAAGGTAACGATCATCAATTCTTGATTGTGTTTCCTCATCTGTAAGTGCAAGCTCATTAAATCTAAGAACAAAAGCATCAGTTATTTCACTGATAATCTTGTTAATCTTATACTCAAGTTCTTCTTGTCGTGGACGACATACCTGCTCTTTAAATGTTTTATCTGCATCTTTAGCATTTGCCAATGACACGTTTGCTGGCATTCCGAGCTTAGATACTGGAACACGATGTGCAAGGAGAATGCGATCTCTATTTTCTACAGCATAATTCTTGAATGAAGAATCTTGAATTCCCGCTTCAATTGGCTCCATGTTGAATTCAACACGAGAGTTTTCTCCATCTGATGGAAGAGGAATATATAAAGTTCTATGATTGCGACCACGAAGACCAGTCTGGAAGAACTCAAGCAATTTGCGTTCTGCATCAGCAGTAAGTTTTGCTCCCTTTACGGTAATTATATAACGTGGTACAGCTTTATTTTCAAAATAGTCTAAGTTAAATCTTTGTGCAAATTCGTCACCCGCAAGTGCGTTTTTGGCAGAAAGAATATCTGGAATACCATAATAAGTGTTTGAAGGAGTAAACTTTTTAAAATGAATTACTTCGTTTGGCTGTGGATCTGTACCAATTTGATCAGGAGTTTCTGTGTCTCCAAAATTTCTAAAGAACGTGTAACGGTTGTAAACAACTTGCACAAAGCCATCACGGTGGCGGCGTATACGCATAGTAGTACAAGGAATATGTCCAATATAACCTATCTTTCCAGTTGATGTGCGACCAACTTCAAGGTATGCATTTCCTGTTGCTTCCAGGTCAGTATAAACTTTTTTCATATTTTCTAAAAATGAATCGTCTGAGTTTAAAGATTCAAGATAGGTTCTAAGGTCTTCTTTGCCTTGTTCAATTTTTGAGCGAATCTTATCTAACCTTTTAGGATTATCCATTACTTCTTCTACTTTTAATGTTGTCTTAAAAGTTTCTTCAAACTTATAACCTAACCCAATTACGTTTGCAACTTTAGCATTTACTGCTGAGTGATGATATGGAGATACATCATAAAGCTGTGATAGATAAAGCATATTGTATGGAGGCTGAACTATTTGAAATAATGAATATCCAGTAAGGTCTAGTGGGTCTAACTTTTTAGACTTTGCATCGCCTTTACCAGTAAATGATTTTTCTAATCTTGCTGCTCTA